GGCCAGGCGGCGTTCGAGATCGCGAAGGGAAATGGTCATTTATTTTTCCCGTAATTACGGGGACACGAATTCGAGCCCGCGACGGGCTCTCGGTTCATGTTCCCGCTTATCCGTCATGTCCCCGCTTAGTAATTCTAGTAATTCCGGGGATACGAATTCGAGCCCGCGACGGGCTCTCGGTTCATGTCCCCGCCCGCCATGTCCCCGCCCGCTGGTCGTCATTACAGCGCTCCCGGTTCGATCAGGGTCAGCCGCGTGCGGCGGCCGTTCTGCTTGTCGAGGGTCAGGCGGCGGCCGGCGATCATATAACTGCCGGCAATTCCGTCCTCCGGAAATGAAATCAATACCATCTGCGTCGTTTGCCACGGGACGCCGGCGGTCGTCGTCCAGCCCATGACATCCACCTCTATTTTCAGCCCACGGACGCGGCGCAGCAGCATTTCGCGCGTGGCGCGGGTCAGCGCCTGCGCCTGGTTGCGGATGCTGCCGTCCTCGATTGTCAGCGGCCGATAAACGCCGCGCGCCGTCAGTTCGGGGTCGGGCACCGTGGCGATAATCGGATAAGAGAGGAGCGGGATGTCGCCGGCGCCCAGGCACCGCGTGGCGCCGTGACCGATCACGGTGTACTGCGAATAGCGGTCGCCGGCGTCGTCGCGCAGGGTGTAGTCGATGACGTTGTTGGCGGACGCGGAGGGTCCGGACGGCAGGGAGATCAACAGATCGACCGGCGGCGCGGCGTAGTAGGGCGCCAGCGGTTCGATATGGACGACGCCGGCCGGATCGGACCAGACCCAGTTGCCGTTTTCGTGCGCGAGGCGTTGCAACACGGACCAGACCGGCTCGGTTTTCGTGGCGCCGATCGCCTCGAGGCGCGGCATCGCGCCCACGGCGACGACGGGGACCAGCAGCGGCGCGCAGAGCATTTGCGCGAAGCCGGCCAGCGTACCGGCGGGGGCGGAAAACCCCGCCGGGCTCGGGCAGTCGACCAGCGTTTTCACGCGCGACGCCAGATCGACGGTCAGTTGACCGGATTTTTTGTTTTTGCTTTTGCCGATCGCCTGGCCGGTGAACAGCGGCGCGCCGCCCAACGTGGCCGAGGCGATGTTGGCCAGGCGCAGCGCCGCCCAGGGAATCGGCACGCCGCCCTGGTTGGCGGGCCCCTGAACGACCCCCGCATCGGCGGGGACGAACAAGTCGTTGTCGAGGTCGACCGAATCGAAGCCGACTAACGGTCCGACCGTATCGAGCGCGACAACGAGAGGCAGCGGCGACAGCGAGGGCATCAGTCTCCTAATTCACGGGCACGGACAGGACCGTGCCGCGCGGCAGCCGATTGAAATCGGCGAAAATGTTTTGATTGAGCGCGCGAATTTCCGGCGCGCGTTCGGCGTCGCCCAGCTCCTCGAGGGCCAGCACCACGAGCGGCGTCGGCGCTTGCAACGTAATTTGCCGCACCGCCGGAAAGGCGTTGCGGTTGCCGTCGAGCAGCGCGGTCAGTTGCGCGGCCTGAGCCGACAATTCGCGTTGCACCGGGGCCGCGTGCAGGCCCAGGGCGTAGCCGATGCCGGCCAGCGCGGCGGCGATGCGGCGGCGCATTTCGACGACCGCCTGATCGGCGGCGCGGGCGTCGACGGTGCGGTCGCGCAGTTGCCGCGCCAGCACCACGGCCAAACCGGACGCGGCGCGGCCGGCGACCTCGGCGTCGAACAAATAAACGGCGACGATCGCGGCATGCAACCGCACCGAGGCCGGGACCGAACCGGCGGCGGCCGGGCGGCCGGAAAAATAAACGCCCGCATCGTAAGCGGACCCGCCGAGCATGGCGGGGTCGATGTTGGCGGCGGTCAAAAATTCGTTGCGGGCGGCGTCCGCCTGACGATAAACCGAGCGGACGTAAGCGCCGGCCGGCGGTTCGGCGGCGCCGGGGTTGCCGGATTTGGGGTCCGCCTGTTCGGCGTAGACGTTGGCCACGGCTTTGATGTAGGCGTACAGCGACTCGCCGACGGCGGTGACGGTGCGGGTAATCATCGTGGGCACCGAACCCAGGGCGCGCACGAGCAGCAGGGCGGCGGCCAGCCAGGCGCTGTTCCAAACCGCCAGAAACGCCATCAATTGCAAATAGGCGGCCAGCGACAGCGGCAGCGATTCGCCGAGCCAGGGCGCGAGCGCGATGACGCCGGCGGGCGCCATGATTTCGGGGCGCACAAAATGACGGCGGAAAACGACATCGACGACGGCGGTTTTTTCCTCGGCGTTGACGGTCGGGGTGTACTGCTCGGGGTAGACCTCGATCTGGCCCCAAACAGGATGAATCAACACGCCGGGGACGAGCGGCAGCACCGTGGCGTCGAGCAGCGCGATAAAGGCCTTGTGGACCTCGAACTCGCCGCCGATAAACAGGGCGCGGACGCTGACGGCGCGGCCGGCGGCGCCCAGCGGCTCGATGAACGATTCGGTGAAGCCGATCGGGTTGTGATCGGCCAGATGAAACTGGCGGGGGCCCGAGGTCGATTCGATTTGAATCGGCAGGCCGTTGTAGATTCCGGGCAGCGCCGTGCCGGTCCAGATCATGCGCCCCTCCCGTCGAGCGCGCCGGCGGAACGCGGGCCGCTGGAGGCGCGCAGATTCGCGGCCGCCAACTGCATGTCGCCGGCGGCGGCGGCCAATTGTTCGGCGCTCTTAAACTGGTTGTCAGCCGCCTGTTGACCGATGCCGAACATGGTTTTAAATCCGGCCAGCCAGTCGGAAAAAACGCCGCCGGTATTCCCGCCGTCCTGGCGGCGCTGCTGGGCCAGACCGGCCGACGACGTCGCGATTTCGCTTTCCAGCCGCTCGGCCGACCAGCCGAATTGTTTGGCCTGGCGAATTTTGTTCGCCCGGATGACGGCGAGGGCGTTTTTTGGATCGACGGCCATTTCGCGCGCGCGGGCGGCGTCGGCGCTGTCGCGGGCGGCCCAGGCCTCGCGGGTGGCCGAGTCGATCGAGGTCGCGGCCGTGTAGGTTGCGCCGACGACGGCCAGGCCCCCGGCGAGCGCGGCGCCGCCGGTCAGGGGCGCCATCATTTTCGCTTTCGAAAACATGCCAGCGCCGACAACCGGACCGGGCAGCAGCGCCCGGCCGCCGGGGCCAAGCAACGTGCCGCCGGCGCCGAGCGCGGGGACGCCCAGGCCGCGCTGCACCATCGTGCCGATCGACGCTTCGGGCCGTCCGGACAATACGCCAGGCCAATTGACGACGAACACCGGCTGCACGCCGGCCGCTTTTTCAAGAGCCTTGCCGACGGCGACGCCGCCGGCGAGATCGATGCCAGCGCCCATTTTGGACGTGAGCAAACCGCGAATGCCGCCGATTCCACCCAGCGCCTTTTTGCCGGTCATCAAAGCGCGGCCGCCGAAATAGGCCGCGCCGCCGGCGAGGCCGAGGCCGATACCGAGTAGGCCGCCGCTGACGGTTTTTTGCAGCGTTTCGTTCGTCGCCATCTGGTCGCTGATCGGGCCGACGATTTTGTCGCCGAGGAAACCAAGGCCCTTGGCGCTCCAGCGCTCGGCCGGGCGGAAAAGCTCCTGCCAACCCGTTTGCAAGGTGCCGCCGACCGCCTCCGCTTGGTAATCGAGCGTGCCGCGTTTGAGATTGAGCGCGGCCTCGAGTCCGAGTTTGCTGTCGCGCTCGGCGCCCAGAGTCCGAAAGCCGGGTTTGCGCACGGCGTCGGGCACGAGCTGGCCCTCGGCTCCAAAAATTTTCATTAAAATTCCGGCGCGCTCGGCGGGCGATTTGTATTTGGCGTCGAAGCGATCGAAGACCTCGGTCATGCGATCGGTGCCGGCGAAGCGGCCGTTCTCGAAGAGCTTGTCAAAGCCGTATTTTTTGACGTATTTTTGTTTTTCCGGGGCGAGCAATTCGCGGAAGAACGCGCCGGTGGCCATGCCGGCGCCCTCGGTGCGAACGCGGGACACGGCGGCCAGCACCAACGCCGCGTCTTCCGGACGGCCGCCGACGCGCGCGATCTCGGGCGCGCCGCGGGTCAGTTCGTGGGCGAACGAGTCCATGTCGGTGAAGCCGCTGACGCGGCGGCTCTTGAGCAGCATGTCGGCGAGGCCGCCGGTTTTTTCGGGGGCAACGTTAAAATTTCCGGCGAGGCGGTTGATCATCGCCAGGGCCCCGGCTTTGTCCATGCCCTCGGCGTCGGCGAGCAGCGCGCCGGCGCGGCCGGCGCCGCTTTTGAGCGCGGTCACCGAGACGCCCATGTTGAGCGCCTGCCCGAAGGCCTTCTGCACGTCGCCCATCGTGCCCGTCACGTCCTTGGACGTGTCGAACGCCAGGCGTTTGAGTTCGCGCATGCGGTCGCCGATTGCCTGGGGCGTTTCGCCGACCTGCGACGCGCTGATTTTCAGTTCGATTTCGCCGGTCGCCGCGGCCCGCGCGTTCTGCACCCCGCGCGTCCAAAGTTTGATCGCGCCGAGGGAGGCGGCCGCGGCGGCGGCGGCGACGCCGAAATCGACGGCCATGCGGCGCAGCGCGGCCCCGCCGCCGTCCGCCTGCCGAATCATTTCGACCAGGCCGGCGCGCAGATTGCCCAGCACCCCTTGCGAGCGGCGAACGCCGCTCTCGAACTGCCCGGTATCGAGCAGCAGTTGGGCGGCTACTTTGTAGGTGGTCGGCATGGGCTAAAACAACCTCGGCCGCAAATCGATTGCGTAATTGGCCGCGCGCTCGGCGACGGCCGCCAACTCAAATGCCGGCAACAGGGCCGGCGGAATCGGGGCCCCCGCCATCGACAGAATCAGGGCCCGCTTGATCAGCCGTTCGATTTTCAGCGAGAAATCGCGCGACCTTGGCGTCGACCTCCAAGGCGAGATCGCGCACCACGTACATATCCGACTCCAACAAACGGCCGACCGCCTGGGGCAGTTGATCCTCGGGGACGGCGCCGAGGCGCAGCACCCGGAAGCGCGCCTGAAGCAAATAGCGCGTTTCAACCATGCGGGCGGCGCGGCGTTTTTCGGCGTCGGAAATCGGCAGACGCGACAGCCCGTTTTTTTTCAGCTCGGCCTCGGTCAGCCGGCTGAGTTCGAAACGGTAAATCAGGTTCGGATCGATCCAGTCGGGCATCGCGCCCTCGGCCGCCATTTCGGCGTCGACGGTGAGCGGGCCGACGGTAACCTCACGGTGCAAGCTGCCGGCGTAGGAGACGCCGACGGCCAGTTCGCCGTCGGCGCGCAAATCGCCGGGAGTCAGAGGTTGGTGCCGGTTGTTGGCGTCCATTTTTTAGGCCTCGATCGGTTCGGTAATGAACACTTCCCAGTCGGCGTCGCTGCCGTTGGTTGCGTCGTGCGATTTAGTTTTCGCGTTGACCGCGCCCCAGAAGGTATCCGTGGCGCCGCTGATCTTGCTCGTGATGACGAACAGCATCGGCGTGTTGGCGATTTTCGAGAGCACCCGTTTGACATCGATCGGGTTGGCGTTGCCGAAAAACGGCGAGCTGATCGATAAGTCATGCGTGCCCTGAGTGGGCGCAAAATACGCGCCGTTGAACGTAATCTTGCGCGCGACCAGGCCCGACGATTTGATCGTCAGTTTGTTCGACTCGAACGGCACGCCGTCAACAAAGCCCTGGGCGGGTCCGTCGGTGATATTGAGCGCCATTATTTACTTCCTTTCCACAAATTACCCGACCTGCGGGATGGTCAAATTCAGCATAACGTTCGCGCCGCGGTATTCGGTGATGACCGGAGCGGGGACGCCGATGTCGATGAATTTGGTGTTGGTGGTGTTGACGCGCACGACGATATCGCCGGCCAGCCGGTCGAGCTCGTTTTTCGACAGGTATTGCAGGGACGGGTCGGCCAGCTCGTACAGCACCGACAACACCTGCCCTTTCACGTCGCCGGTTTTTCCGTCGATCATTTTGCGGCTGGCGCGTGTCGAATACACCGTTTGCAGCCGCGCCAGGATGGCCTTGCGCAAATACTTGAGGACAAACCAAATGTGCGGGCTGGCCCAGGCGTCGCTGGCCGCGCCGCCGGACAGTTGGGTAGCGGTGGTGATGAGTTGCACCACCTCGGTTGTGCCGTCCTCGCGGCTGACGTCGACCGACAAGCCGTTGTTCATCGCGTTTTCGATTTCGGCGGCGGTCGGCGCGGTGGCGCCGGTTTCCAGCGGGGCCAGGTCGAGCGGGCGGGCGTCGTTGATGATCGGCACGCTCGGATCGGCCTCGGCTGAAACATAACCCGCCTCGAGCGCGGCGCGTTCGTGCGGCGGCATGGGCCAGTAGTTGGCCGCCTTGCGCCACAGCACGATCATGTCGCGGCGCTGCATAGATGTTTGATAGGTTACGGCATTGGCGTAGGTGTCGGCGATGCCGATCAGGTGCATCGCGCCGTTACCGCGGGCCGCGTGGGCCTGGTAGATCGCGGCGTTTTTCAGAGCGGTCAGATCAGTGGTGACAAACCGCCAGGGGACGACGATCAGATCGTAGTCGCGGCTCTGGTACGTGGCCACGTAGGCCGATAGTACGGGGTCGTTGGCGCCGCTGGCCGGCTGCACGACCGAGGCGGTGGTGGTCAGCGCCGCGTCGACGTCGGCGGAAACGCGCAGATAATTGCCGATGGTGCCCTTGACGCCGTAGGTGTAGGTCAGGACGTGCGTGTTGGCGTCGGTGCCCTGGGTGGCCGACACCGGGCAATCGGCGGCGGCGGCGGTGACGGCGGCGACGGCGGCGGCGCAGATTTCGGCGGCGGTATCGTCGGTCAGCACCGCCACCTCGACGGGGTAGTCGCCGAACCACAGCGTGATGCCGCCATCGGCGGCGGCCGCGGTGGCGAAGGTGATGGTGTTGAAGGCGGCCACGCCGGTCCCCGCCTCGTCAATCGCCAAGATGTCGAGGTCGGCCAGCGGGTTGGCCGAGAAGATTTTGGCGGCCAAGCGCTTGGCAATGACGCCGCAATAGACGCCGACGTCGTCCTGGTTGGTGACGTTCTGAATCAGTTGGCCGTCAGCCGCGCTGCCGGCGGCGACATTCGGCGCGAGCAGCAGAATTTTCTTGACCGTGGACGGCAAGCCCTGGGCGGTGGAATCGTTGATCTCCACCTGGTCGCTCGGGCGTTTGCGCCCCGTGTTGATTTCGCTGAAATGCGGGTCGAAGTCCGACATTATTCACCTCCGGTTTGTGTTTTTTTGCTCTGGGGACACGAAGTCGCCACGCCAAGCGCGGCTTGATTCATGTCCCCGATCTTTCCAGGCGCGGCTTGGTTCATGTCCCCGCTCTTTTCGCGCACGGCCGGACGCAGCTCGATGTCGCCGTCGCGGAGCAGGCCCATGACGTAGCCGTCAACGCGGCGGCGCTTCCAGTCCGGTCCCCAAAAAATACCGGGCCGGCCGTTTTCGGGGATGCGCAGCGCCGGGTCGCGCGGAACCGGCCGCGCGTCGACGATGTCGCCGATGACGGGCGTAAACGGCGCGGCGGTGGTGGTTTTCTCGGTTTTTTTCGGCATCGGGCCTCCAGTTTTGGACAGGCATCGCGGCCTGCCCCTACGGTTTTAATCCGTCGTCGGGTCGTCGTACTCGACGCCCAGCGAATCCATCGTGGTGTCGTCCTCGGGCTGCGTTTCACCTTCGACCGGACCGACGACGCCCTGTATTTTTTCGAACTCATCGGGCGTATCGACGGCGGCGCGCGACGGCAGCCATTGCTGCAACGTCTGGAACCCGACCGACCACGCCACCAGATTGCGGCTGGTCGCCTCGGCCGGCAGCGGCACCGGGCTGTCGCCGATGTTTTCGAGCGGATGGCCCAGCTCAGCCCCGAGGCTGTCGACCGGCAGCAGGCCGGTCAGCGCGTCGTCGATCGCATCGAGCAGATCGTTGATCGTGCGGGCCGAGTCGCCGGCGGTTTCGACGGCGTTCACGACGACAAAAATCACCAGGCCGCGCCGCGATTCGTGGCCGAGGCGGGCGGCGTCGATCGACGCGGTTTGCGGGCTGCCGGCGTAGGCGACGGCCAGCAGCGGCAGGTTGTATTTGCCGCCCGCGCCGGAGAGGAACCGCACCAGGTTGTGGTCGGCCTCGGCGATCTGTTTGACGCCGGCGATGTCCGCGGCGGTCAGCGCGGCGAGGACGAAATCGACGAGGGCGTTGCGGTAGCTCATGCGACCTCACCCCGGCGAAGCGCCGACCCTCTCCCACCGGCGGAGAGGGTAAAGCCTTTTCCCGGCCCCCCTCGCCACGAGATGGAGAGGGGTTGGGGGTGAGGTTGGCGTGCGTATTGCTTCATGCTTCGAGCCCCAGCCAGTCGGTTAAAATGCCTTCAATCGTTTGCCAATCGTCGGCGAACGGCTCGTGGACAAACTGCCGCGCGGGGATTATCGTTTCTTTATCGCGGCCGGCCATGCCGCCGAAATTATGAATCGCGGCGTAAATCGAGTTTGTTCCCCATTCGACCGAGCCTCCGGACACGCGCGACGACACCGACCGCAGCAGGTTGCCACGATCGATCAAAATTTTGGCGTTTACCATCGTCTTGCGCGCTTTTTTGGTCAGACCCCCCGATCTGAGGTTGCCCGATTTGCGGGCGCGTTTGGTGAATGCGCGGCTCTTACCGCCGGCGCGCGCGAGCAGCGTCGCCCCCGACAGCGATTTCCAACGGGCCGGACGGCCCTGCAACTCGAACGTGCGCTGCGTCGAGGACACCATCACCTCGCCAATCGCGGTCAGCGGCGCGGCCTTGTCCTGGGCGCGGGCGGCAAACCGGACGAGCAACGGGGTCAGGGTGTCGATCATTTAAAACTCCAGCCGATCGCGGCCCATGATGCGGCGGCGGCCGGTGACGCGCGCCGAGGGGTCGGTCGCGCGCAGCGAGGTGCGGTTGTCGGCGCTTTGGGCGCTCGACTGATCCTTCAAGTGAAACTTGTGCGCCGCGATCAGTTCGAGGCGGCGGCGCAGTTCCTTTTCGTTTTTCTGTTCCTGATCGGTGTAGTTCCAGTTGCGGCGGCGGCACAGCGCCCACCAGGCGAGTTGATACACGTAGTTGAGCACGGAGTCGGACTCGTGCAGCGGCACGGCGTAGCGGCCCAGGCAGTAGCCGTCGAGTTCGTCGGACTGCTCAGCCAGCGCCTGCTCGATCCAGGTTGTCTGCTCGCCGGCGGTCAGGTCGCCGAACAGCGCCGTCAGGTCGGCGGCGTCGTATTTCGCGCGGAAGCCGGTTTCAGTGCCGTACATTTAAAACCTCGCCGTTTTTGTCATTCCGACCGAGTGCATCCGAGCGGAGGAATCCCTTTCGATCGAGAGGGGTTTCTCCGTTCCGCCGCGACACGCGGCGTCAGTCGAAATGACACAGATTGATTCGCATTCATTCGCGGTTGTTCTCCAACGGCGGCGGGCCCGGCTATCGGGGGGTTGGTTCGAAGGCCGAACCCGCCGCCGTGCGATCATCAACTGGTTATGGCGTATGCACGCACTTGGTGATGGCGTACCATGAATACGGCGCGAGCTTGGCGTCCTCGTCGTAGCCGTACAAACCTTCCTTGAATTTTTCGCCCGGTTCCTGCAACCAGCGCGGGCTGGTTTTAATCGCGTGAAGAAACGCGAACGGCTTGAACAGAAAGCGGCTGTCGAGCAGGCCCCACAAATTGTCGGTGTCGAGTCCCTCGGCCTCGATCAACTGGAACTGTTTGTCGTAGATGTTGCTTTCGCCGTTGGCGAGATTGGCCTTGTCGAAGATGCCGCGCGCCGTGGCCTTCAAATTTGGAGAAAACCACAGGTAATCCGGCTTAACACCCATGCGGCGGCCGTTATCACCCTTGAGCGCCTTCATCGCGGTCTCGACCGCGGTCGCGTTCGCGCCGGTCAAATCGAGATCGGCATAATAGTTGACCTGGACGCCGCCCGAAACGAACTTCTTTTCGATCGGGTGGGTGGCGCTAAAAATGGGCTTGTCGTCGAGCGTGAAATAGATCTCGCTGACGGCTTGGCCATTTTCTAAAAGTTTCAGGATTTCCTCGGCGATGTATTCGCCCTCGACCTTGTTGATGCCGGACAGCACCTGCGGCAGCTGCGCGCGCATCGAGCCGTAGAGGATGTCGCCGCGGTCGATGCCCACGGTGCACTCCAGGGGGCTCAGGGTGATGGCGCGGAACCGCTTGGCGATGTTTTGCGCCTTACGGTAATCGACCCATTCCCGCAATTTTATCGGGTCGGTCAGCATTTTCAGCATGACGACCAGATCGGTGGCGGGGATGTCGTAAACGAACGGTTTCCACCAGACGTTTTCCGGCTGAGCCTGGTGCTCGATGATCGTCTTGAACGACGCGCCGAGCGCCTCCAGTATCGCCGGAGTGATCGTTTTCAGATTGCCCAATTCCGGGAAGCCCATTTTATTATTCCTTTCGGTTCGTAACCCTCATCTCCGGCCCGTTTGACGGGATCGAGGCGGAGGGTGGTTTATCAACTGGCGCCGAGGCAGACGCATTTGTCGGCGGCGGCATCGTCGCAGGCGACCAGCGAATCCGCAGCGGCCGCACCGTTGTCGATGCCGAACAAACACGGCGCGGTGCAGGTGGTGTTGCAGGCCGTGTTGGCTCCCGCCACTACGCTGCCGATCGCGGCGGTGCCGGTGCCGACCAGTTGGCCGCTAAAATTAACGTTTCCGGTGACGGTGACGTTAGTACTGGTGATGATCAGGTCGTCGGTCGTCGTCTCGTCGTAGACGATCGTGGCGTCGGCGTCGGAGCCGAAGGTCAGCGCCACGTCGTCGATAATTTTCGCGCCGCCGTCAAAATTGGCGACGCCGTCGACCTCCAGCAACCCTTCGATATAGGCGTCCTCGCCGTTCACGGTTTGGCCGGGAACGCCGTTGCCGACGTACAGATTGCCGGTCAATACGTTGAGACCGTAACCGGCGGCGGTGGTGACGGTCAGCCGGTCGGTGCCGGCTTCGTCATATTTGACGGTGACATCGGACCCGGTGCCGAAGATCAAACCCAGGTCGTCGAGAAGCTGCATCGTGCCCTGCACGATGTCGGTTGTTTTGGTGGTCTGAACGCCGTAGGCCGCAACCGCGACCAGTAGCAGGGCCGCGACGGCGATGATGATGCGTTTCATGTTTTCCTTCCTTTCCTGGATTCCGGCTTTCGCACGGAATGACAAGCAAACTAAGTTCCGGCTTTCGCCCGGAATGACAAACAAACGTTACGCGTTGAGACCGCGCGACTTTTCGCACCAGTTGGTGCCGTACCAGACGAACGTGATCGTGCAGCCCAGCGCCAACGTCGCCGGCTGTCCGCCGGCGGTCAGGTTGTTGAGAGACGTGGTGACCTCGACCGTGTTGGCGTTGCTGGTGCCGATCAGGGTGATCTCCTGGCCGACATACGAGCCGTCGGGGAACGCGGCGGTCAGCGTCACCGCGCCGCCGTCGCCGACGACCGGGTAATATTTCTGGTAGCGGTTGAAGACCAGCGCGTCGGCGGCGTGCACGGTTTGCAGCGGCGCCACGGCTCGCGCGGCCATTGCCTCGGCGGACGGCGCGGCGGCGGGGTCGAGCTCGACCACGACCTCGTCGCCGTCGAGCCGCACGAATTTTCCGACGTAGGGCGCCGCCGTCGCGGCCGACGGTTCGAGGCCGACGGTGTTGTTGTCCTCGGCGAACAGGGGCTTGCCCTCGTCGCCGGCGGCGGGGGCGTAGCTGCTCGACTTGTTGAGCCAGGCGTTGCCCTGGCGGCGGAAGCGGATGATTTTGTCGCCGTCGGCGCCGTCGGTGTTGTCGTAGCCGCGCAGGTCTGGCGGATCGAGGACGACGCCGGCGCAGTAAACGCGGTTGTCGGGATCGTACTCGCCGCTGGAGTTGAGCAGCGCCAGCAGGCCGGGATAGGCGACGACGCCGGCGTCGATCGGCGCCTGGCCGTCGATCGGAAAATCGGTCAGATCGGTCAAGCGCGCTTGGGTTAGGTCGGCCATGTTTATTCACCCGTTCCTTTCAGATTTTTTTTGACGAGCGCGGGATCGACGTTGAACTCGGCGGCGAACGCCTCGGCCATCGTCAGCGCGTCGCTGTTGATGCCGCCGGCGTCGGGCGCCTTGGCGTCGAGTTTCAGCTTCGGCGCGGCGGGGCCGCTGGGTTGCCGCTCGGCCAATAATTTTTTAGCGGCGGCGACGACGGTCGAATCGGACGACAGCAACAGGGCTTCGAAGTTTCCGCGTTCGGCCACGGTCAGCCGGCCTTCGTCAATGGCGGCGTCGAGCAGCGCGCCGCGTTCGCGGCTTTGCATTTCGGCGACGGTCATTTGCAGTTTTTTTACATCGTCGGTGCTTTTGGAGGCGTCGCGCAGTTTGAGGACCTCGGTCACGGCCTCCGCCACGGTCAGCGATTCGCGGCCAAAGGCCTTCGCCAAATCGACGGGCACGGCCGGAATTTTTAGCTGATCGAGCAGCGGCACGGCCTCGGCGATCGTCATGGTTTTCCGCCCCAGCCCCTTGGCCAGCTCGGCAGGCACGGACGCGACCAGAGCGTCGAGTTCGGCGATCAGGGCGGCTTCATCGGCGTTGTCGGCGATCACGCGGCCACGCGCCTTCAGCCAGGCTTTAATTTTTTCCATCGAATTTCCTCCTGGGATGTTGAATTTTTCGAGGCCGACAATCGCCTCGGCGAGCAACGGTTTAATTCCGTCGAGCAGCGGTGAGTTGGTCAGCGCCGCGTTGATGAGTTGCGGCCCGACCTGGCCGGTTATCCGGTCGGGGTATTGATCGGCGATGACCGGACTCAAATAGCGGTACTGCCCGGAAGCGACGTCCGCCGCGCCTTCGGCCGTGTAGCGTGGGTTGAGTCCCCAGATGCCGTCGGCCAGCAATTCGTAGGATCCGGCGGGGATCCACGCCGCCGCCTTGCCGCCGACGCGTTTTTCGTCGGGGGTTTGGCCGGTCACCGACAGGTGGCGCCAGTCGATTTGCAGATCCGTTTTTGACGCCATGAGCCGCGAATAAATCGCCTCCACCACCGGCGCGGATAAATCGGCCCACTGATTGCGGCGGGCGTCGAACCAGCGGCCGATCGGCACCAGGTGCATCCGGTCGGGCAATTTGCCGCCGATGATTTGCGGCAACTCGGCGATCAGGGTCAGCAAGGTTTTTCCCATTTTCAAACCTCAACCGCGAATCGGATTTGCGGGTACACGAATTCGGGATTTCCGGGTACACGAATTCGAGACCGAAGCGACCTCTCCGTTCATGTCCCCGCAAATCCTCGAAGCGGTCTCTCGGTTCATGTCCCCGCAAATCCTCATGTTCCCGCAAATCCTCACTCGGCTCATTGCGTCACCTCGTCACGAGTCATTTGTTTCCAGAACGCCAGGGGCGATCCGGCTGCGAAGCCCTCCGCGACCGGCGGCAGATACGGCGGCAGCACGTCGGGCTGGTCGCGCTCGCTGGTCGCCCAGCAGCGGCAGAGCCACTCCCACGGCGGATAATAGGTATCCCAAAGCGGGTCGTTCGCCGCTTTGACCATGCCGTTCAGCGCGCGGTGCGCGGGGCGTTCGCGGTCGTCGCCGACGCCGTGGTAACGGAGCTTCGGCAGCAGGCGCACGGTTTCCGGCGCGCGCTGCACGGCGATGCGGCCGGCGCCCTGCGCCGTGGCGACGTTCTGTTGATAGACCAGATTCAAATGCCAGGGGTCGAGCGGAGCGACGCCGGCGCTTTTGGCGGCGGCGCGCACGGTTTTGGAAAAATCGCGCACGGTGCCGCCGTCGGCCAGCGCCTTTTCAATGGCGGCGCGGGCGGCCTCGACGACGCGGGCCGATTCCTGGCCGGCGATCGTAAACGCATAGCGCCGCGCGGCCTCGTCGAGCGCGGCGGCCTGCTTGGCGGTGACGGCGGTCAGCCGCCGCCAGAATTCCAAGGCCTTTTCGGGCACGACTTTGTCCCAGCGGATTTTGCCGTTTCCATCGCGCGGGATGTCGACGCCGGCGGCGGTGAAGTCGAGGGCTCCGAGCAGGGGCGAGCGGGGACGGGGGGTCGAGCGGGGACATGAATCGAGAGCCCGTTGCGGGCTCGAATTCGTGTCCCCGAAACTTTCGGCCATTACGGGAACCGCGGACAGGGAATCGATCGCCTGGGCGAAGACGTCGGCGGCGGCAATGTCCGGCGCCTTGGCGCGGTTTTCGTCATTCGTCGTGGCGATGCCGGCCAGGGCGGCGGCGGAGAGGATCGGCGCGAGCGCGGCAGCGAATTCGCGGGCGAAGGATGCGGATGGGATTTCCGGGTACACGAATTCGAACTCGGAGCGAGTTCTCGGTTCATGTCCCCGCAAATCCTCATGTACCCGTAAATCCGCATTGTCGGCAACGATCGCCTCGATCAGCGCGTCGAACGGCCGCGCCAGGCGGTCGACGGCCAGCGGTTGCAGGGCGTCAAAGACCGCGAAAGAAGCCGGGACAGAGGATTGCGGCGAGGCCGCTTCGGTCTCGAATTTGCGTACCCGAAACATCGATGCTTCGGCGGTCAGCGGTTGTTGCGGCGCGGGTTGCGCGGCGCGGGTGATGACCGCGTCGCCCTCTTCGGGGCGCGCGCCGGGGGCGTAGGTCTCGTAAAAATAGTCGGCGCGCATCGGGACGCCGCGATCGAGGAGCGCCGTGTCGATGACGCTGCGTTTGGTCAGGTCGGCGATGCGGGTCAGGTCGAAGGTGAATTGCGGGTAGCCGGGCCGCTCGCCGAACGCGCCGATAACCAACGGCTTGAGCAGATTGTCGCTGAGGACCTCGGCCAGGTCGCGCGCGTCCCAATCGACGATTTCGTTCGTTTCTTCTTGATGCACCTCGCCCAGCGACCGCGCGCCCTTTTCGCCGGCGCTGGTGGTCAGCGTGCCGCCGAGGAACAACTCGGCCAGCGATTCGTCGAGGTAGGCGCACATGGTCTGGAACGCCTCGGACGAGCCGGCCAGCATGTCCTTGACGAACTCGATGCTCATGTCGGCGGGGATGATCGCGCCGGCGTCGCTGGCGATGTCGATGACCGCGCGGGCGAGCACCTCGATCTCCGGCGAGTTGATGTCATAGTTGGCCGGATATTTGGCCAGGCGCAGCGGCACGCCGTAGACCTCAAGGAAAGAAATCCAATCCTTGATCGTGAAGTTTTTGAAACACGCGACCCACAGCGCGGGAAACATGAGGCCGCCGGTGACGTAGCTGCCGCCTTCGTCCAATTCCCACACCAGCAGTTTGCCGCGCGGCACGGGCTGCCAATCGAGTTCGCCCTTGAATTCCCAGTTGTCGTTATCGACCACGCCGGCCGCGGTTTGCGGGTGGCGCAGCGCCCAGGCCGGTACGGCGCGGCCGCTGTCGAGCACGAGGCGCTGGCCGTCGTAATGACCATCCAGTTCCACCGCCTGGAAGCCGTAGCCGATGGCGGCGGTCAGCGCGTACAACACCTTGCGCGAAAAACGCGGCACGGCGTCGAGCGTGCGGTGCGCGAAGTCGGCGGCTTCGTCGCCGCGCGGGTCGTCGGCCGACGGCAGCACCTGCCAGGGACGGTTGACGATTTTGCGGCGGCGTTTTTCGTACACCGAGCGCAAACGCGCTTCGGTTAATAAATAGCGGTCGAACATGGCGCACAGGTCGCCGAATGAATCTTGATCGCCGTGGAGGGCGCCCTTCATGGCGGCGGAGATTTCGGCGGGACCGGCGCCGAGCTTGGCCGCGATGCGGTCGGCCTTGGGCACGGTGATGACGCGGCCGCCGGCCGTGCCGCGAAAGGCCTTTTGAAACGCTTTTAGCCAATCGCTAAAGGCCATTTAAAACCCCGCCGACCGGTCGACCGGCCGGTTGTAACGGCCCGGATCGGGCCGCAGCGATTCGCGCGTTTTGCCGTCGCCGCCGAGCCAGTCGGCGAGACGGCGCTTGACGACGGAGCGATACTCGAATTTGATCGCCGGCAACGTGGCGGCCTGGTTGCAAAGGCAGGCGGCCCACCAGGCGTCGGCGTGGCCGGTTTCCTCGCCGCGTTCCGAATCGAAGCGAAAGTGCTCGCCGCCGGACGGCAGGCGTTTGATCGAGTGAAACGCGGCGCGGATAAAATTCGCGGCCGGAATCAAGAAACGCCGGTCCTCCAGCGCGCGTTTGGCGCGCACGGCCAGGTCTTCCTTGGCGAGCATGGTGAAGGTGACCGGCAGCACGCGCGCGCCGTGGCGGCGTTGCAGTTCCTCGGCCAGCATCATGCCCAGGCCGGTTTCGTCGATCGCGAAGCGGCCGCAGCGGGCGGCCAGCGGTTCGATCAGTTCGAGCTGCCGGGCGAAGGGCGTGTTTTTCAGCACCGTCACCTGCCGGGTCAGCAGCACGCCGTTGGGCCGGCGTTCGCAGAGCCAGACCACCGTTTGATCGCGGCGGCGGCCGATGTCGCAACCGCCGAACACGTCGCCGGTCAGGTCGTGCAGCGGGGTGTCGATGCGGGCGTCGTCGGATTCGCAAGCGCTGATCAGGTCGTAAGGGATGAACGCGGCCATTTCGTCGAGGAAGGCGCATTCGTATTCCTGGGCGAACAATTCGTCGTCGGCCATCGCGGCGCGCAGCTCGGCGACGTTGGGGCGGTAGTGGACATTGCGCGCGGCCATTTCGTAAATATCGACGCGGTGCTTGCTGTAACCGCCGTGCAGGTCGCTCCACATTTCGTAGAACGGACCGCTTTTGCCGTTGGGCGTGGAGACCAGGCGCAACCGGTAGCCGCGCGAGATGATCGGCACGACGCCGGCCTTGATGGCGCGGCCGTCTGGGTGGAAGCCGAACTCGTCGAGGAAGACGTTGCCGGCGAAGCCGCGGGCGGTGTCGGCGTTGGCCGGCAGGCCGCGAATGATCGATCCGTTTTTAAAAACGACCTCGAGCAGCTTCACCGATTTATCGATGCCGTTTTCGCTGTAGCGGAATTCGTTTTCGCGAATCGGCTGGCCGGCAAAAATTTCGATCGCGGCGTTGATGGTCTGGACGTGCAGCGCGGCCTTGTCGATCAGCTCTTTCGACTGCCGTTCGCCGCGCGACAGATTAACCCAGCTCGTGCGCGGATGGTCGGCGCAGTCGATGACCTGGGCCAGCATTTCGGCGAAGGAAAAGCCGGCCTGACGGCCCTTGAGCGCGATTTTCAGGCGCGACAAATCACTGACCCAGTCGGCCTGCGGCGGGTCGAGCAGCGGCGGCTGGGGGCCATGCCATGCCGCATCCGCCGGATAGTCGGCGGCGGTCGGCACGTAGAACGGATCCTGGCCCGGACGCAGGATCATTTGAACCCCCAGATTTCCTTGATTTTGCCGACGACGGCGGCGGTTTTGTCGCCGGAATCGGCGCCGGTCGCGGCCAGCAGCCGTTCGGTGGCCTGGCGTTTGCGCTCCTCTTCCTCGCGCTGCTTGGCCAGTTCGCGCTCGGCGGATTCCTTGGCCATTTGCAGCTTTTCGTTTTCGATCGCCAGCCGCGAGCGCTGCAAATCGATCTCGAACTGCCGCGCCTTGGCGTTTTGCAACGAGGTGAGCAAATACCCGAGGTCTTTGATCGGCACGTCTTCCAGCGAGCCGGATCGTTTCAAAACAATCATTTCGGCGAAATTGATGATCGCCTTCGAGGCGTCGCCGTCTTGCAGGCCGGCCTCTAATTGCGCCTTGAATTTTTCGACGTCGCAGGCGCGCGCGGCCGCCTCTTTCGCGGCGGGGCCCTCGACGGCCTTCCACCAGCGCGAAATCGCGCCGAGCGAGATGTGCGGCACGGCCGCGTCGCCGGTCAGAACTTCGGCGGCGTTGTGCGCGTCGATGAGCGGGTTGAGGTCGGCGAGGATTTGACGGTAGCCGCGGCCGGCGCGGAACCAGCGCACGAACTGCGCGTAGATTTCAGGCGGCATCTGCGCCAGGCTGCTGGCGCGGTTGACGCCACGGCGGCGGGCGGGCGCGAAGGCGGCGGGCTGGGAAGAGGAATGTTGAATGGAGAATTGAGAATGTTGAAAATTAGAAGACGGGATCGCGGCAGGGATGCCGCTCTTACCGGCATCGGCGCTGGCGGTCGCGGCGTCCTGTCCGGGTCCGGCATTCTCCATTCTCAATTCTGCATTCTCAATTTTCTTCATCACGCCTGGGTCACTCCCGCGTCGGAGATTTTTTCCTCGGCCAGGTCGATGCCGAGGGCGGTGAGTTTGTACTCGCGACGGCGGTCGATGACGCGTTCGCCGGCGGCGGCGACGGCGTCGCGCGCGGCGGCGTAGCCGCACTGCACGAGGTAGCCGATCGCGGCCTCGTAATCGCCGGTGGAGACGCCGGACATGCCGCGTTTTTCGAGCAGCGCGCCGAGCAGGGTTTGCTCGGCGACGTGATGGGGATATTCCAAGCAGAGCACGTCGACGATCGCGCCGGCGAGGTCGGTGACGTCGGGGTTCGCGCCGTACGACGAGCGCCAACCGGCGGGCGTCAGGCGGTAAACGTAGGTGCCGCCGTCCATGCGCCATTCGATCGAGCCGCGGTCGCGGAGGTAATTCAGGGCGCGCAGGGTCTCGTCGTCGGTGGCGGTTTTACCAATTTCGCGGTTCAGCCGGCCGCGCCACAATTCGGCGGGGTATTCGGCGGCAATGCATTTCAGCACGAGTTCGCGCAGGGTGTCGGCGTCCATCAACCGGCTTCCTCCAGGGTTTGAATTCTGGCGTCGTAGCGGACCAGCGCCGTCTCGATGCGGTCGAGCGAGTCGGCGAATTTTTCGAGTTTGCGGGAGACGTCGAGAATCTGGGTGCCCGCGCCGAGGCGGATCTGGTTGAGCGCCTCGGTGCCGACGCTGGCGGTGAGGCTGGTGATGGCGTCGCTCTGCGTCGTCAGCGCGTCGGCGATGCGGATCTGGCCGGACTGGAATTGGTCGAGGGCGCGCTGCCACAGCGCCATTTCGGCGGTGTGATGGTCTTGCAGCATCCGCACCTGGCCGGTCTGCTGCTTTGACAGCCGCAACGCGGCGGCGACGACGATCACGACGACGAGCAGCAGGGCCAGCGCGAGGATGCCGGCGACGCCGGCGGAACCGTACGCCTTGACGATTTCGGGGCTGAGAATTCCGGCCGGGTCCATTTGGTTCCTTTCGTTCGAGTTTGCGGGCGGCGAGTCGCCCCGCCGCCCGCGCCACACAACCAGCCAACAAACAAACAAAGGAGGCTACGGACGAGCCGAGCTATAGCACAGGTTTCCGCGTTTAAATCGGGGCGTGTCCGAGCTGTCACCTTTTGTCCTGGTTTGTCCTAAAATACCGTGCAAGTAGCTGATTTATAACGATTAGCCATCTCGTTTGCCGGAATAATCGCGTAAGATATTGATTTGCAAATGGAAGTCATCCGCCGCCCGAAAAGGGCGCGGCGCGGGAGGTAAAAAAATAAATACAAAAAAGCCTTGACACCATAAACGGCAGCGTTTATAGTGTGAATGTAACGACGGAGGAAGTGACGATGGCCCAGGCAGCCCAACAGATTCAGGCGATCGACGAACGGTTGAACGCGGCGTATCACAGTGGCGGCATCGCCGCGTTGGCCGACGAACTGGGCGCAACGCTGGGCGCGGCGGTGACCCACAGCGCCACGACGCGCAGCGCCTACATTAAATTGAACGCGGCCGAGGTGCGGTTGTCGGATCACGCGGCCTACGGCCACAACCTGCCGTGGCACGTGCGGCCGGCGAACAGCTACCGCGCGCGGACGCCGCAAGCGCTTGGCGACGCGCTGCGCCGCGCGGTGGCGGCGGCGGCACGCAACATTAATACATACCGCCAATTCGCCGACCTGGTGGCGGCGACGAACGCGGCAGCCGGGCGCGGCGCCGGAGACCGGCGGGCGCTAGTGGAGTTGGCGGGGTTTTAAATGACCGATCGGTAGACCGCCGGCGCGGCCCGGCGGTGAAGGTGGCGTGGATTCCCGCTTTCGCGGGAATGACGAAAAGAGAAACCGGCCCGCGCGGGCAAGGAGAGGGGAAAATGACCGAACACGAACTGACCCAACTCGCGCGGGCCGCGTCGATCTACTACGACGGCGAGGAACTAGTTAAGTCGCGCGACACGATCGCCGATTTTCTGGCGGGCGCCGCGAACGGGCGGCCGGCCGTGCGCTCCGAAATCGACGGCCGCGACGTGCTGGTCTGCTCGCCGCTGCGGGCGCGCGGCGGCACGCTGATTGTCGTCGCCGACGGCGAGCATACGTACTCGGCGCTGTGCGCCGAGCCGGTACTGTGATGCGCGTGGAGTTGACCGGCGAGCTGCACTTGTTCCAAACGGTAGCCGGCGCGTATTGTTGGGCGTGGCGCGACGGCGCGCGGTCATGGATCGTCGGCTACGCCGACGTGGCGTGGCGGCCGTTGACGACGACGACGGTAACCGGCGCGCGGCGCGCGGCGGCGCTGATCCGCGCGAACTACGGCGGTCCGGCAGTGGAGCTGCCGGCGGTAGGCACGACGGGCGCGGCGGCGATTCTGGGTTTGTCGCCCGAGACGCTGCGGGTGCAGATTTACCGGGGAAAATTGCGCGCGACCGACGCGGCGCACAGCCACCAGATCGCGGTGGCCGAGGTGGCGCGGTACGGGCGCGAGAATCGGCGGCAAATAAACAATGTCATTTCGACTGACGCCTTGGGCGGAACGGAGAAAACCCTTTCGAGAGGGATTCCTCCACTCGGCGGCACTCGGTCGGAATGACAAAACAGGAGGATCGGATGATGAAACGGATAATTGAGAATGGTGAATTGAGAATGGTGAAATGGGCGCTACTGATGCTGTTGGCGCTGGCGCTGGCGGCCTGCTCGATGTCGGGCAAGGCGAACGACGACGACGACGACGGCGGCATTCCGCAGGCTGACGACGATGACGACAGCGGCGACGACGACGCGGCCGACGATGACGACAGCGGCGATGACGATGACGATGAAATGGAGTGCTGGGAGGTCTGGGCGATGTGCGAGTATCAGTATCCGGCAGATGGCGTGCCGGATGAGTGCGGGGCGATCGTCTATTATAAAGATACAGAGCCGGAGACCTGGGGTCCATACGCCATTTATATGGCCTGTATCGAAACGCTCGACGCCGACTGGTATGGCAATTTAGCCGATTGTGGCGAGAGCGGAGGCTGCGCCGACGACTGGAAGGACGATAGTTACCGATGCCATGAGTCTTTGCATCAGGCGATCGCGGACTGTTATTTAAATGAGAATACTAGGGATGACTTTTTAGATTGCCAACCCGCGCTTGGACCTGGCGGCGACTACAACTGCACCAACATCTAGTCCGCCTTACGCCACCACTAGACGCAGCGGCCTACGATTCGTAGGCCGTTGCTGTTTAACTTTTCCCCCACCAAAAAACAATTTTACCGACGATCTTTTCAACGATTTCATCAGGGGTAAAAACGAATATTTCAGAGGATGAAAGATTGTCCGGCCTAGCAACCCAGGCGTGGTTTTCGGCTTGAAAAATCCGCTTGATCGCTACGCCGCCATCGTGGCGGATGGCTGCGATCTTACCCAGCAGACAGCGCGGATCACGCTGCTCCAGGTCGACGGCCACCAGACCACCATCGGGAATTGTCGGTTCCATCGAATCGCCGCGAACGCGGACGCAAACGGTGCGGTCAGGATGTGGGCACCAATCCGAATTGAAGATGGATGGTATCCAGTCCTCGACCTGCAATTCATCGACCTCGGACGGGCTTCCGGCGGCGGCCTCGCCGGAGATCAGCGGCAACAAATAATAGGTTCCAGTCTGCCGCTTGTTCATTTTTTCCGGCTTTGATCCGGGCGCGAGAATCGTGACTGACGGTGTTTTCTCCTCGATCGTCCCGTCCATCAGCCAACGCACCTGAACCCCGAGCGCGGCAGCCAAGCGGGCAGCAACTTCCGCTTTGGCGACGTAATTTCCGGCTAAATATTGACTGAGTTGAACTGCGGACATACCTGCGGCATCGGCGATTTGGCTTTTTTTCTTGCCCGATCGCCGGATTGCAGCCCTTAGTCGTTCGGCAAACGGGTTCATAAAAAACTTACGCTAATCCGTATTTAATGCTTGACACGTATTAAGGAAACCCTTATCCTTGGCCTCGCAGACTTAAAAACGAGGCCATGATGCCCAAGAAAAATCAGGCCGGCAGCAGCAGCGAGTTCCACCCCAGAAGCAAATTGCCCCCAGAGCCGCGTCCCGCGCGGCAGACCCATAGACTATCTCTATCTCCCTTGCATTCGGGCCGTCAGCCCAAAGATCAAGACATCCGGATAATTCATCCGGTTGACGGCCCACATTTTTCCTTTTTTTTGTCCGAAACGCAATGTCTATTTTCGGGGGGAAATTTACATGCCGACGCGGCATTGAGTGACAGGTTTTTAGCGACCACCAACCAATCGGGAGAAGAAACATGGCACGGTTGTTTTTTTACGGGCCGCCGGGATGCGGTAAGACGGAGACGGCGCGGCGCCGCTATTCGCGGCATCGCGTCGTCGATCTGGCCGACATCGCAGTCGGACGGAAAACAGACATCAATGGAGACCACGTCATCGTTTGCGGCTACACCATCGATCAGTTCCGGATGGTTCTTGGCGCGCAGCCAGCGCAATTTGGGTTCACACCGCGCCAATTCGTTCCGCGCCAATCCGTCTCCGGCTGAGTTGAAGCTTGGCGTAGTGGCGCATGGCGGAGGCGACAAGACCGGCCGTGGTTTTATCGACGCCGAGTTTTTCGGAAATGTACGGAACGGACTCGGCGGAAATGTCGTTGACCCAGAAGACGTAGGACGGAAAAATGGTTTCCTCGCGGTTGAAAACGGGATAGCCTCGGCCCTTGAATTCGAGCACCTTCGCGCCGATTCCGGGGAACAGCAGCGTCACCAAAACGTAATTCAACCGCTCCTCGTCGCGGTAAACCATGCCGCCGGTCGGCGGCGCGGGGCTGACCGAAACCAGGTAGACGCGGTCGCGGCGGCGGAACCGGTAGCTCACCACGTTACCCGCATCGTAGATGTCCATAGGCTCCCCTCTGTATTAAATGATGGCGGATTCTACCAGACGATTCGGATCGCGGCAAAGGCCGCTATTGTAGGGGCAGGTCCCCGCGCCTGCCAGAACGTCAACAAAATACATTTCATGCACGGTGGGGCGGGCGCGGGGTCCCGCCCCGAATTTTCTGGATTTCCGCTTTCGCCGGGAATGACGGCGCAAAAGGCATTCACCACAGAGGACACCGAGGAACGCGGAGGGAGGACAGGAGCGGCGCGAATTCAATTCCTTAAAAGAGATCAGAAACAAAACCTTTTTATTCCTCTGCGTTCCTCTGTGTTCTCCGTGGTGAAAATGACGGCGGTGGCGGCATGACGCTCCGTCGCGCCGGCGCGAATCAATTGGACCTGGCCATCGGTCCGGTTCCCGGCGCGTTGGCGTCGCTATTAAATGATGCGACCGCCTCGTTGGCGGCGTTGCTGCACCGGTCGCCGCTGTCGCGCTACCAAATCGCCGAACAACTGACGTACCTACTCGGTCGAAAAATTTCAGACGTGCAACTCAACGCCTGGGTGGCGCAGAGCAACGCCAACCGGATGCCGGCCGACGTGCTGGTGTGTCTGTGCCGGATCCTGGGCAGCGCCGAGCCGCTCGACAAACTATTCGCCGGGTCGCCGTGGGTGGTGTCCGGCGCGGCCGACCGCGCTTATGCCGAGCTGGGCCGGTGCCAGATCGAAGGCGAACGGATCGCCGACCGCGCGGCCGCCGCGCGGCGCGCTCTTTTAAAGGATGCGAAATGACGCCCCGCGAACAAATCGTTTTCCGGGGACACGATACCGAACCGCAAAGTGCCATTCGGGTCATGTCCCCAGAAAACATGACGCCCTGCGAACAAATCGCCCGCAGCGATCGTTTACCCCTGACGCCCTCCCTGTCAGCGGCCTCGACGTCTGCAACCGCGGCGGGCGATTTGTCGGCGGGGCGTTGTGATGGGTTCGGCCTCTGGCTGCCGGTTGCCGTGGCGGCCGAGCTGCTCGGCAAATCGGCGGCGACGATCCGGCGCGAGTTGGCGCGGTACGACTCGCGCGAGGTGGCGGGGCGCGGCGGGCGCGGCGGCGTGGTGGTCGAAATCAATCTTTTTTCGCTGCCGAAAAAAGCGCAAACGAAATACCTCGCGGTACACGGCCCGGCGATCACGCCGGTTGACGGCGACGCGCGGCTGGCCGAGGAACGGTATCTGGCCAGCCTGCCAGCGTGGGCCCGCGCGGGCGCGCTGAAAAAACTGGCGTCCATCAACGAGTGGAAAGAGTTCGCGGCCGCGCGCGGCAACCCGGCGGGGACCGTCGCGTTGATGGACGAATTCTGCATCGGCAAGGATTTTAGCCGCACGAGCCTTTACCGCTGGATTCACGAACTGACCGCCAACGGCGGCGCGAGCGCGCTGGTCGACGCCTACGGCAACCGCGCCGGGTACTCGGCGTTGACGGCCGACGACAAAAAAGAGCTGGTGCGAATCTATTGCGTGCTGCAACAGTCGAAGGCGCAGGCCTACGACCGGCTAATCAAATTATATCGGCAGCGGCGCGAGATGCCGCCAAGCGCGTCGGCGGTACACGCCTACCTCGGCAGCGTCGAGATGGAGCGCGCGCGGACGTACCACGCGGGGCCGAAGACGTTCGAGCGCAAATACGACCCGTCGCTACGGCTGCGCTACGACGACGCGCTGCCGATGGATGTGGCGACCGCCGATCATCACAAGCTCGACATCCATTGCAAAAAAGTCACACAGCGCGACAAGGCCGGCCGGCCGGTGCGGTGGGTGATTTACCGGCCGCAACTGACGGCGTTTCACGACGCGAAGGCGCGGCGTTTTCTGGGCACGGAGTTTTCGCACCACCCGAACGGCGAGACGATCAACCGGGCGTTTTACAAAATGGCGTCGCGGTTCGGCGTCCCGAAAACGATCAAGTTCGACTGGGGCAAGGACTTCACGGCGAAGCACTTCCTGGCCGGTTCGCACCACCCGAAATTCAAGAACTACCGCAGTTCCGAGTTGAAAGGTTTGTTCGCGCTGCTCGACGTCGAATTCACGGCGGTCGCGCCGTTTCACGGACAGTCGAAGGTGATCGAACGGCATTTCAAACAGGTGGCCAACGAGTTCGCCCGCAAGTGGCCGACCTACTGCGGCAAGGACGCGGCGAGCGTCCCCGAGCTGCTGCGCGACACGATGCTCGCGGGCGAGCGCGAATTGAAAAACGGCATCGACACGGCGTTGATCCCGACGATCGAACAGGTCGAGGCCGAGTTCGCGCGCTGGGTAGAGACCGAGTACCACAACACGGTGCAGAACGGCGACGGCATGAACGGCCGCAGCCCGAACCAGGTCTGGAACGAGGAGATCGGGTTGACGGCGGTGCGCAAACCGGCGGCCGAAATCCTGCGCTACTTCTTGATGCGGAAATCGACGCTGGTGACCCGCGACGGACTGGAAATTTGCGGCAACCTGTACCGCGCGCCGGAAATCTGCGGCGACGTGTGCCGCCGGGTGCATGTCTACTACGACCCCGACGACCTGGCGAAAATTTACGTCCACGACGAAAAGGACGCGCCGCTGTGCGTGGCGCTGGCCGACAAGCGCGCCTCGCAGTTCCAAAACGAGGGGCAATACCGGTCGATCATGAACGACCGGAAGGCCGCGCGGAAACTGGCGCGCGATTTGTCCGGTGCGCGGATCAGTTTGAAGGAACGCGAACTGGAACTGCGCCTGCTGCGCGCCGAGGGGACGACGGCGGCGCGCGACGACAACCCGACGCCGGCCGCGCCGCCGGTGATCGACCCGATGTTCGGGACGGACGCGGGACGGAAGCTGCGCGAGTTCGCGGAATACGAAATGCGGGCGGCGGCGAACGCGCCGGCGCCGCTTCCGGACGGGCCGAGCGCGGGCGAACTGGCCGGCGAGATGTTCCGGAGTATCACCACAGAGGACGCGGAGAAACACAGAGGGGAAAACCCACTCTTTGTCATTTCGACCGCGCCCGCCAGCGGCGGGCAAGCGGAGAAAACCCTTTTGGAGAGCGATTCCTCCGCTCGGACGCTCTCGGTCGGAATGACAACGGAGACAACCCGCACCGCGGATCGCGCCACCGATCCGGACATGCGCTGGCAGGACTTATACCAACCAACCAACCAAACAGAGGGAGACTGATATGGGAGAATTGAACGTAGTGACGACCACCGCGCCGAACACCGCCGACCTGATTGAACTGGCGCGCGCGAAGGCGTTCGATTGGCTGGGCGCGTCAGCGACGCGCAGCCAGGGCGACGTTGCCACCGGCACCGGCATGAGCCGGGCGACGATCAACCTGTTTCTGGCCGGCACGTACAAGGGAGACAATTTAAATCTGGCGCGCAACGTGCTGCAATTTCTGGAGCGGCACGAAAAAACCGAGCAGCATAAATACCATTTGAACGCGGTTGAAACGCCTGTTTATCAGGCCGTAACCGTAGCGCTGGAAATGGCGAAACACGGCCAGCGCATGGCCGTGATCTACGGCGCGCCGGGCTGCGGCAAGACGTTCGCCGCCGAGCAGTTCGCGGCCCGCGACCCAAAAGGGTCGCTGATCATGATGCTGCGCTATGGCCTGGGCCAGCCGAAGGGGTTTATCGCCGAGTTGTTGCGGCTCCTGGAGGGCAAGGGCGACGAGCGGTTTTGGGCTCCTTCGCGGATGGCGCGGATGATTATCGACAACTTGCGGGCGCGGCCGCGCTTCGTGGTCGTCAACGACGGCCAGATGCTGCGGTTCCGCTGCTTCGAATTCCTCACCGCGATCGTCGAACAAGCGCACTGCGGCGTGGCCGTGATCGGCCACGAATGTATGAAAGACACGATCAGCGCGGGCAAGCGCGTCGATTCGGAGACGTTCGACCGGATCAAGGATTTTTCGTCGTTCACGCACGTATCGCACCTGGGCATCCCGAAGGTCATCGACCAGGTGGACGTGGACGACGTGCGCCGGGTGGTGACGCAGATTCTGCCGGACATCACCGACGACGGCGTGAAGTTCTTTGCCGACGTGAACGCGTTCCCCTCGATGCGGGCGATCGTGCAGACGGCGATCGATGTGCGCGGCCTCCAACTGCGGTCGCGCAAACCGCAACCCTGCAACGCCCAAACCATCGCCGCCGCCGTGCGCCTGCGCACCCCGGCTGATTTTTAGGAGGCTACATGAAAATCAATCTATTGCGCCCGATCCAGATCACGACAAGTCAGGCCATCGGCCTCTCGACCACCTTGGATTGCGCGGCCGCGCGGCTGCGCGATCTGGGCGTCGAGAACACCGCGCGCCACTGCGAGCGGCGGGCTGATGAATTACGAAAAATTTATTTGTGGGTCGAACCGCGAATGCACCCCTCGACAAGACTCGGGGCAGGCGCGAATGAACGCGAATTGCGGGATCACCTCATCCCGGCGATGGCTGCTGAAACGTTACGCAGCTTGCGCGCGCTGCGCGAGCAGAGCGAGTCAGACGTGGCGATTGCCAACATCGACGCGGTCATTGCGCATATTGAGGCGCGGTGGACGGTGAATGCCCCCGCCCCTGTCATTTCGACTGCGCCCGCGTCTCGCGGGCAAACGGAGAAACCCCTTTCGGAATTAAAAAGCGATTCCTCCGCTCGGACGACCTCGGTCGGAATGACCGAGACGGAGGCCAATCATGTCGGCTAACCCCATCGCCACCGTCGAGCTGCCGGCCAAATTGACCGCGTGGAACGAAACGCACATCGACGAGGCGCTGCGCCGCATCGGCGACAGCGAGCGCGTCATCGCCCAGGCGGCGCTCGATCGCGACGGGGCGATCGCCCGCGCGAAATCGGCCTTTGAAAAAATCGAGAAAACCGAGAAGGCGATGATCGCGGCGCTGAAAAAGCGCATCCGCGCGGCGGCGGAACGGCTGCGCGGCGGATGGACGAAAAAATCGGCGAATTTCCAGTGGGGCGCGGTGTCCTTTCATTTCCAGCCTAAACACCTGGTGCCGATCGACGCCGAACACACCGAGGAGCAGGCGATCGTGCGCCTGGAGGGACTGGGACATGCCGACGCCGTGCAGATCATCAAGCGCGTTCGCCTCGAAATTTTGGAGGCGAAACCGGCCGAGGTGATTACGGCGGCGGGCTATCGCTGGGCCGATCCGCGCGAAACCTGCGAGGTGAAAACGTCGCTGACCATCGCCGCCGAACAGGCGGCGGCGAGGCCCGAAAAGGAGAGATCATGAACGCGAAAAAATCAAAGCACTTGCGGCGGGCCTGGCGCGGCAAGGCCCCGCGCGAAATAAAACAGTTCAGCAAGGGCGCAACGGCCGCCTGGCTGAACGGCCTGGGCCGCCTCACGGCCGAGTTGGAGTCCGAGGAGGCAAACCGCCGTCGCCGCATGGCATGACGGCCCTTCACGGTCCTCGCCCCCGCGGGGCGGGGGCCGCGAGCGGCCGGAAATGCATTAGCGCGGTGAGATTTTTTTGGCCTAATCGCGACCGATGGAATCGCAAAAAAAAAGGGTGGTCGCTCGAAGCGAGGCGATGATGATCCAAACGACGCAACAAACCATGACGCTCCCGCCGCGGCCAGGCCGGACGGCCGCTCCAATCGAGCGCCGGATAGCCGACCTGCTACAGGTCAATCACCGCGGACGCGAGCGCGCCCTGGCGCGTCGGGCGCTCGTCGCGGCCACCGGAATCTCCGACCGCGAAGTGCGCGTAGTCATCGCCTCGCTGGTGACAACTCACGGCTGCCCGATCGGCGCGTCGCCGACGGGCGGGTACTACTGGATCGACGATCCGGAGGAGCTGCGGAAGGAGTCCGTCGCCCTGACGAAAAAGATCGGGTCGCTGGCGCGGCGCGTGCGCGCGCTCGTCGGCGGCGACGAGGCGGCGCGGCTGCTGGGGCAGATGGATCTGGGCGATCAGCCGCGAATGAACGCGAATGAACCCTTCGACAGGGCTCAGGGCAGGCGCGAATCGAACGAGACCAATCATGTTTAGCCACACCGGCCGTTTTTACCGCATCGTCGGCCGCGCGATCGGCGCGGGCGAGCGGTGCGAATTGGGCTGCACCTGGCGCGGCCGCGCGCCGCACAACGTGCTGGTCTGCGCGGAGCGGTCGGGGCTGCTGGTGCTGCCGCTGAGGCGGCTGCGGAAGGTTTCGTCATTCCCGGCGAAAGCGGGAATCCAGAAGAACCAGAAGACACGGAGGCGGGGAAATGACAGTGATGCTTAAGGTAACCGGCCGCGTTTACCGCATCATCGGCCGCGCTCGCGGTGCCGGCGAATTCTGCGAACTGGTGAACACCTGGCGCGGTCACGGCCCGCATAACGTGCAGGTGCGTGCGGATAGAAGCGGGCTGCTCGTGGTGCCGATGAGGCGCTTGAGGAAAGTGATTGCAGAGCCTTTGCATCGGCCAACGAATGTGGCTCCCGTGCTGGTGTGCGGCGACCCCGACAGCATTGCCTTCGGAAAAAGGGCCGAAATAAGCCTTTGTTCTATGTGCAAAGGTAATGGTTCGGATAGCGAGTCGTTTTGCCCCAAAAAATACGGCTGGAAAGATCTGATCGAAATGAGCGTCCTCAATGCCATGCAAGCATAAAACCGAAGTGTACTCCCGCATCGTCGGCTACTACCGGCCCGTCCAGCAGTGGAACAAGGGCAAGCAGGCGGAATACGCGGACCGGGTGCCGTACAAACTGGCGGGATCAAATCAAGCGGCGTGGGCAAACGGTAAGAGCGGCATCACTGCCGCGATTCGCGGAAAGGAACAGTGATGGATAGCGAACAGATCATTCTAAAAGCAATTGAAAAAATATTGGTCCGCACCGTGAGCCTCGCACGAAACGTTGACAGTTCGATTTTACTATCGATCGATCAGGATAGGGATCCCGATCAAGTGATTTTTACCGTAGCCGACAGTTACGTTCGGGAGATGAGCGGGCCTAAAACCTATTGCGGAAAATCAATTCAAGAGGCGCTGGAAAAGTGGGTTTCCGATGCCAAGTAAAGAGCTATCCGACGCCGACCGCCACGCGGCGCAAGTGCTGCACCGCCTGGGATTCGGCGGGCCAAAAACGCTGCCGAAAATGAAACTGGTCCGCTGCCCGCAATGCGGCGGCCGTGAGCCGCATCAAACCGGATGCCCCAAATGCCACGGCGACGGAATGGTCGATCTCCTTGTCATTTCGACTGAAGGCGCGCCGCGCGCCGGAACGGAGAAATCCCTCTCTAAATCCGAAAGCGATTTCTCCACGCTCCGGAGCGTGGTCGGAATGACAGAAAATGAGGTGGAATCATGATTGACAGCGCACGCCGCATTGACAGCGCCGAACGCGACGGCACCGAGGATCTGCGGCAGGAAATAGATGATCTACGCCGGTTGCTGCACGAGCAATCGGCGAGGGCGGACCTGGCCCATCGCGCCGAATTGCATCAGGTCGCCGACGCGGCGGCCGGCTGCAAACACTGCGGCCAACCGGCCGAGTGCCCGGCGTGGCGGGCGGCACAGGGGAAAATCGGGAGGATGACATGAGGCGACTATTGCTGGCGTTGATCGACGGCGACGAGCGCGTCCTACGCGTCGAGCGCGGGCTGTTCGTGGCCGCGTTGCTGGCGATCGACATACTGATCGGGATACAGATCGCCCGTTACGCGGGGGTGACGCCGTGATATTTAAGTGTCCCGTCTTCCATCTGTTTACGAAAAATCAGAACCAGTGCCAGGACTACAAAGAGGCTGGTCGGCGCCAATGCGCGACCTGCCGGGAGTCGCTGGTCGAGTGCCCGGACAAGGATCTCGAAGACTCGAACAAACCCACGCCGCCGCCGGAGCGGAAACAAAAAATGCCGGATGGATTTACGCCAAAAACGCACGGCGCGCGGTATCCGCTCGACCTGGCGGCGCACCGGCCGGCAGGGCGAGCAAAACCGAAACCTGTCACTGTCATTCCGACCGACGTCGCGCCGCGCGACGGAGCGGAGAAAACCCTTTCCGAAAGCGAAAGCGATTCCTCCACGCTCCGGAGCGTGGTCGGAATGACAAAAACCAACCAACCAACCAAGCAACGGGAGGCTATCATGAAAAACGAAAAGGGCGAACGGATTTGCCGCACGTGCGAGCGTGTGGGAACGCCCGAAAACAAAGTTTATCCGGGAAGCGGCGAGTGCCGCGAATGCCACAACGCCTATCAGCGCAAATTGCGCGCGGAAAAAACGCGCAAGGCGGAAGAGGCGTATGCGAAAAATAAATATATCGCCACGGCCCTTGGCGGCGCGGGAGGGAAACCCACGCCAGATAAAACGAAGCCGATCGCGCGGCTGGCCGAACCGGTCATTTCGACGGCCGCGGAGAAATCCCTCTCCGAATCCGAAAGTGATTCCTCCGCTCCGTCGCGAAGCGCCGCGTCGGTCGGAATGACAAATACAGAGGATCAGCAGACCGCCGCGCACGAGCAAGTCGCGGCGATGAGAAAGCGACTGATGGCGCAATCGGTCAAACCTGTCATTTCGACGGCCGCGGAGAAATCCCTCTCTAAATCCGAAAACCCTTCCTCTTTTCTTTCCTCAAATGAGAGGAAAAAACCGGAAGCCTCAAACCCTGAGCCTCAGTCGATGCCCACGCTGCGCCTTATTGGAGCGACCGCGCTCGACGTCCAGGCGTTCCTGGACGCGGCCAAGGGGCGGCCGGACAGCGCGAACTATTACGCGCTGCGGATCGGGCAAACAATTCTCGACGCGATCGCCGCGCCGGCGGATAGGAGTTAAAAAATGAAAACGACAAAAGAGGAACGGCTCGGTTGTTTATCTTCCGCCGCCCTCGCCGGCGGCATCCTGCTCATCGCGATTATCGCCTGGGCGGTAAAAACCTACTTCGCCGCGAAAATATTTGCGTGGGTGCTGTCATGATGTACATCGACAAACATCATTTAATGCAGGACGGCCACAACGTCGATTTTTTACCCACGCCCAACATGGGCGGAACGATAACGCCGCAGTACCTCGTGCTGCACTACACGGCCGGAGGCTCTGCCGCCGGCGCGGTGTCGTGGCTGACGAGCGCGCAGAGCAAGGCCTCGGCGCACCTGGTCATCGGGCGCGACGGGAAAATTACGCAGCTCGTGCCGTTCAACCGCTGCGCCTGGCACGCAGGAAAATCGCGGTGGAACGGGTTCGACAACCTCAATGAGTTGTCGATCGGCATCGAGCTGGTGAACGCGGGGATGCTGACGCTGAAAAACGGCGACTGGCGCACGCCGAGTCAAACGCTGGTGGCCGACGACGACGTCGTCGTTGCCGTCCACAAAAACGACACGGTCGAGCGCGGCTGGCAGAAATACCCCGAGGCGCAAGTCCTCGCCTGCGCCGCCGTGGCGCGGGCGCTATTCGCCGAATACCCGCTGAGTGAAATCATCGGCCATGATGATATTGCGCCGTTCCGGAAAATCGATCCAGGCCCGGCGTGGCCGATGGACGAGTTTCGGACGTTGATTTTCGGGAAGAGGTGAACCGCGAATGAACGCGAATACACGCGAATCAAATAATGTCATTTCGACTGACGACGCGTCGCGCGTCGGAACGGAGAAACCCCTTTCGAGAGGGATTCCTCCGCTCGGAAGCCTCGGTCGGAATGACAAAACAAGCGTAGGTGATGCGAATCAAACAATGTCATTTCGACTGACGACGCGTCGCGCGTCGGAACAGAGAAAACCCTTTCGAGAGGGATTCCTCCGCTCGGAAGCCTCGGTCGAAATGACAATTAACGGAGGGTTAAATGAACGCTAAACAGGTCGTAAACAAAGTGAAGGGCCCACGCCCGTGGTATTTGAAAAAGAAATTTATCGCCGGCGTCGTCATCGCGGCGATGCTGATTCTGCAAGCGGCCGGCGTGCCGGTCGCGCCGGCGATCGTGGCGGCGGTGACGGCGATCGTGCAGGTGCTGCCGGATGATTTAGGCGAGGATGCGCCGCTGCCGACGCCGGCGCCGGGCGATCTATTGAACCAGGGCGAGGACGACGACTCTCCCGATCAAGGAAGCCCTGATTTTATTGTCTCCACCACGGATGACGACGAGGGTCACGGAGAAAAAAAGACGGATTTGCAGCCGTGAACACGGCGCAACAACTGCCCGCGATCGGCAGCGCCTACACCGCCAACGTGCGGCGGTGGCAGGCGTTGATGACGGAACTGGCGCGGCTGGCCGGCGTGCCGCGCGCCGACGTCGAGGCCGAGTGCCGGTCGATCATTCGCGCGGCGTCGGGCCAGGGGTCGAGCAAGGGGCTCGACGCGCGCGGGTGGGGGCGGTTGTTCGTTTGGCTGGACGAGCAGCTCGGGAAGTACAGGGAAGGCGTGGATTCCCGCTTTCGCGGGAATGACGAAAGAAAAAACCGTGCTCCGGACGAAAGCCGGGATCCGGAAAAAGGCGTGGATTCCCGCGTTCGCGGGAATGACGGGGGGAATGACGGGGACATGAACGGAGAACTCGCCGCGAGTTCGAATTCGTGTACCCGGAATCGCAAGGCTAAGGCTCCGACTGCGCGCGGCCACGGCGCGGACCTGCTGTCGTCGTCGGCGCAGCGTTACGCGCTGGAAACGCTGCGGCAGTTGTGCGAGATGAGCGGCGAGGACTTCATGGCGTTTTGCCGCAAAAAATTCGGGTTCGCCGTGCCGGCGACGCGGGGCCAAGGAAACAAAACGATCAACGCGCTCAAGCCGATGGCGCTGCACCGGCATCAGGTTAAGGCGCGGATCGGGCGGGCGCTGGATCTCCCGAACCTCGACGCGCCGGATCGGGCGTTCCTGGCCGACGTGCTGGCGCGGTTCGGGAACGGCAAACAGGGCGCGAGCGTGCGGATCGGATCGATCCCGATCGCGCTGAAAATATTGGGGCGGTATGGCATCGAGAAGTCGCATGCAACTCACGCCGACTGAGCGGATCGCGGCCTACGAGCGCGAGACGCGCGAGCGCGTCGTGGCCGACGCCGAGCGCCGGCTACCTGACCGACTGTACCTCTCGATCGGCGAGGTAGCCGCCGTGCTGTCAGTCAGCGAGAAAACGGTCATTCGTATGATTAAATCAGGCTCGCTGTGCGAGGCTAGAATCAATGGCGGACGACGGCTGCCGCGCGGCGACGTGTTGGAGTTCATTCGCCGCAGCCTGCGGCCGGCGCGGTTTCGCGGCTAGGTCGGCGGTTCGTTTTTTCTTGGCGGTCACGCGCCGGAGCGGCCGCGATCGCTCTTTTAAAATCGAATGGGGCAGAGTCGCGGCGGCTGGCACCGCCGCAACCGTTGACGGAACGACCGCCAACCCGACTTTCGCCGGCTGCCCACGGGGTATCCGCGGGGCATTTTAGGCGGCGAGCATAGGAGATGCAACATCATGAGGAGCCCAATTATCTGGCTTGGGAGCAAGGGTTCGTTGTGCGCC